AAGGTTGGCGGTGGATGAGAAGAATAATGAGTGTTACGCTCACAGCAACTCGTGTTACTGGTACTGCTGATGCTGGAACTAATGCTACCCATTTAATTGATGCTACTTTGACAGCTACTTATGATACTACGGATGATTTGAAAGGCTGGTATGCTTATATTCTTACTGGTACAGGTGCAGGTAGTTATGCTAAAATTACAGCTTATGATGAGAGCACTGGAGATTGTACTGTAGATGACTGGCTTGATGCTTACGGGAATCCCAATGGAACTGATCCAACGACGGGCAGTACATTTTGTATTACGCCGGTAGAAACAGTTGGCGGAGATATTGCTCGATACCCCCTCGCTGAAAATTTTGGCGGTGAAGTAAACGGCGAAATCCATTATACAAAAGACACTAATCATTCCGATATAATTGATTGGTGTGATGAGAGCCTCATTCGGGCAAAACGGGCAATAACTGTTAATACTGGCTATCCAAGTCTGGCCGCTATTCGACCACTAGAATTTTATTCCGGTGGGGCAGGGCCAAAACGAAGATTTGAATTGATTGTCGATCCCCAACCAGTAGCCGCTGATATTCTAGAGTTTCCTTATACACTTTTCTTTGACAAATTAAGACTCCACGCCGGAACTGCAACATCAGTCAACGGTACTACTGGTTTGTTGGATTCTACTTTGGATGATTTATATCCTGATGATTATTTTAACAATTGGATTATTAAAATAATTAGTGGAACTGGTAAAAACAGTTATGCAGTAGTAACTGATTATACTGGGGGCACGGCCGAATTTACAGTAGCTGACTGGCTTGATATATCCGGCGGAGCTGGCGGAACTGATCCAGCGGCAAATAGTATATATGTAGTTCAACCTGCTAATAATCTTCATCCAGCGGGCTTTAGATTTGACCAAGCAATCAGAGCAGCTTGTTTGGCACAAGCTGAAATGGAAATTGAAGATATTACTACTGGTTTTGTTAACCAGTATTATAATATAGTACTTCCAAAAGCTTGGCAAATGGATACTAGAAGTGCTCCAAGAAAATTGGGTAGTATGAACAGAAGAGAACGATACACCCGAGAACGTACTTGGGCAAATGTAACTTATAATTAGATGGATCGACTAATTGGATAAGGAAATCGTAATAATGAAGGAGAAAAATTATGTCAAGAAGTAGATTTACTTTAGCGTATGATCATCACAATATGGTTCCAGCAACTGCTGGTGGAGCAACCCCGAAGGTAATTTTCAAAAGTGAAGATGGTATCTTGTTATGTTATGGCACAACAGTACCATCTGATGCGGCAGAAGGTTATTCGCAAGGTTGTATTTTTCTTCATGTTGATGGAGCTGCTGGTCAAACTCTTTATATAAATGAGGGTGATGATAGTTCATGTGATTTTAATGTAGTAGGTGCTGAGGATAGCTTGGAAGCTTTGTTGCAAACCCAAGATTCTTTGGCAGTTGCTTTACGAAGCCAAACAAAAGGCTTAGAAGCAGCATACCCACATAGTACCGCAGCAGATGATAGTGGTCTAAGTCCACTCCTTTGGGACGGCGCACCAATAGAAGAAGTAATAATGAACCCTGGTAAAGGTTTCTATTATTTTGAAGATTTCCATTGTTTTGATCCTACTACAGGTTGTGGTATAGTTATAACCCAAACATCTTCCAACGGAACTGTTGCAAATGATGCCAGCCTTAATGCCGGTGTTTTAGACATTGATACAGAAGCCAGTTCAGATACAGATGGCCCAACAGTACAATTCACAGGGCTTCAAGTTACCCCCGCTGCTGGTACACACATTTATCTCGAGTTCCGCTTAAAAATATCAGATGATCAGGGAAATATTTGTTTTGGGCTTGCTGATGATTCTGTTACAACTTATCATGATGGTGCTAACGTAATTACTAATAAAGACCACGCTCTTTTCTTCCGCGATGACGATGTAACAGACGCTGATTTGGGCGCACAAGCGTGTGATGGTACTAATACTACAACAGAAGATGACGTTTGTGATGACGTTGATAAGACCGCTTTTGAAAATTTTGGTATTCACATTTTTGGTAATGGTGATACTGCCGGCGATTACGTTAAATTCTATCATAAAGGGGCTTTGGTAAAGACCATAACTGACGCTGATGGCGGCGGCGATGATGGAGTGCCTGATGGGATTATGTGCCCGGTAATCCAGGTTAATGTTGACGACAATACTACACAGACGCATATCTATCTTGACTGGATGGCAATGTTGGTCTATAATGAGACAAGTGGCACAGTGCGAGAATAATTTTTATACTATAATTTTATATAAGTTTGCTACCGGCATTTAACAAAAGTGCCGGTAGCAATACGTTATCAAAAATGATAAGGAATTACGATGGCGCGTATGTCTTTTCCTTTTTCGGGACTTGATAAAGGCCGTACTACATCTGATCAACCAACTTTAACTTCACCTGATTTGAACAATGTACGTATTTATGATGTACTTGATAATCGGGCACGTGGTGGCCAACGCCCAGGATTAAAAAAATTATATTCCCAACAAATAGGCGGTTCTAATCAGGCAATAGTTGAATTACTTTCAATAACAATAGTGTCATGAGAAAGCTTGTAGAATAATGGCAACAAGATATGAATATTTTATTAGTGATGAGCTTTCAGCAGGTGATGTTAGCACGACAACTTGGAGAGGGCAATCATTTAAACCACAAGAACCATTTACTATTACTAGCGTTAAGTTTAAATTATCCGCTCCAACAGAACCTACTGGAAATATAGAGGCTTATTTATATGCTGCAGGCGATGATCATTTCCCGACAGGTCCGCTTTTAGCAAGTGGTTCTACTCCTGGTTCAAACGTTCCCAGTTCGGCAGCTTTAGTAGAAATTACTTTTGATTCTGGTGCTGATCTGGAACCATCAGTTGAATATATTGTGTATTTAAAACGTACTGCTACTGGTGGTGGTAGTGTTGCAATGCACGGAGATAGTACTGACACTGGATATACCAGAGGTACTGGATCTCGTAATTTCGATGGTACTTGGTATGCAGAAAATAATGATAAAACTTTTGAAACCTGGGGTGATGGTTATACACTCCCACCTACAGATAAAAATTATACTAAAAAATTAGTAGCGTTTGCTAATAATCAATTGTGGTATGAATCATCTGCTGGAACAATGTCTGTATTGGCAGCAGCAAGTGATGATATTAATACCGCGGATTATTTATCTGCTTTTGAATTATTTGGTAAAATTTTCATTGCAAATAAAACTCGATTTAAAGTAGCTGATTTTATAAACGTTAAAATTACCACTAGCGATCTGGGGACTAATCCACCAGATTATCATACTGTTTTAACGGGGACATCATCCGGCGCAAAGATGGTCGTGGATTATATTTCTAATCTTGATGATAATGAAGCCTGTACAATTTATGGCCATCGCTATACGACTGCAACATTTAAGGCAGAAACTGTAACGGGTACAGATAATGATGGTAATAGTATATCTTTTACGGGCACTGCTGAGGTAGCAGGTCCACATTGGTATGATTGGACCCCATTTGGTGATGCTGATGACAGCCATACTACTTTTGGAAAATTACCTAATAAAGCCACATTAAGCTGTAATTATAGAGGTAGGGCTGTGTTAGCGGGTAATCCCGAACTTCCGCATCAATGGTATATGTCGCGGCAAAGTAATCCTTGGGATTTTGCGTATGGGACTAATGATGCGCAATCAGCCGTAGCTGGGAATAATTCAGATGCGGGTGAGGTTGGTGATAATATTAGAGCACTTATCCCATATAAAGACGATTATCTTATTTTTGGTTGTGTTAATACAATGTGGATTTTAATTGGTGATCCATGTAGTGGTGGAGAGATTAATGAACTCGATCTTACAACTGGAATCTTTGGGCCAAAAGCTTGGTGTTTTGATGGGGTAGGAAATCTATATTTTTGGGGAACAAATGGTCTTTATAAGTGTAAAGTACCCGAAACACCTGTTTGTATATCAGAACAAAGGCTGCCCAATTTAGTTGAAGACGAAGCGGTTGATCCGTCAACTCATCGAATAACGTTGTCTTATGATCGGAAACGGGCGGGCATTATTATTGCTATTACGACATTGTCTGATGGATCAAATTCAAATTATTGGTATGATCTTCGTGCTTTAGATGAAAATGGCGTAGGGGGATTTTTCCCAGAAACATATCCAGATGAATGTGGTATTTTTTCAAGTCATTATTATGAAGCCGAAGATCCTAATTATCGGAAATTAATAGTTGGATGTACTGATGGTTATCTTCGTGTCTTTGATAAAGATACAAAAGATGATAAAGGAACAACAGATCAAGCTATTGATAGTTACATAACTTTTGGTCCTATACCAATGGCTTTAGATCCAAAATTAACGGGAAAATTGACCGGATTGTTGATTGTACCTGCTGGTGGGGTAACAGGTGGAAGCCAATCGGACTCAGATGATATAGATTATAAAGTGTGGACGGCTACAACTGCAGAAAATATTCTTGAAAAATTTTATACAAATACAAGCCCAGTTATTGCAGGTACGATAAATGCTCCTGGCCATCAACGAGGTAGTAATATACATCGAAAAATAAAAGGAACTTATATGGGCATAAGGATTGGTAATAATACTGCCAATGAAACGTGGGCACTTGAACAATTGCTCTTTGAAATTAAACCAAGTGGACGATTAAAATAAAGGATCAAATTATGCCAGACTCTACTGATATTTTAGCAGTACTTAAAGAAGCTATTGAACAATATAGACCGGGGGGTGCGTTTGCTACGGCAAGGGCTAAACAACTTGCTCGGAAAAAGGCTACAGTAATTCCAGGAATGGAAGCCCAATTAGTTGGTCGAGGTCTTGCGGGCACAACTGTAGGTGCAGCCATACCCACACGGTTTGAAGAAGAAGTGGCCAAGCCTTTTGAAACCGAAACAGAAATGCTTCGATCAGCCAGATTAACAGAGTCTATTTTAGCTAAAGCTGGTATTTTAGAACGAATGGAAGCAAGAGAAGCACAATCAGAATTAGCCAAAAAGCAAATGGAATTACAAAAACAATTAGCCGAGAAACAAATTACATCACAGGAATATATGAATAGATTAAGGATGGCTCAGGAAAAAGCACTGGCTGAAATGCAAATGAAAGCGAGAGAGCGTGGCAGGGCTGGCGCTGGTGGTGCAAGACAGCATCGTGGTGCTGGTGTTAGTGGGCCTTTTGATCCGTGGACAAATACACCACAATATCGTGCGGGTTTTACACGAGAGGGTTGGGCGCGGTGGCAAGGTAAACCAGTAACAGGAGCAGCACCTGTTAAAACAACACCCGCTCCAACATTGGCCGAACGATTAGAACAGCGTGCAAGGGGAGAAATCGG